GCCGGCTGCCGAACGACGGCGGCTCGGAACCCGCGCCCGATCATCCGTTGTACGACGTCCTGCACGACCAGACGAACGACGCGCAGGACGCCTTTCAATGGCGCCGGAATCAGATGTTCGACCTCATCGACCACGGCCACGGCTACAACTGGATCCTCCCGGGCGCGCGCGGGTTCGTGCATCAGCTCAGCCCGATCGATGCGACACTCGTGACCGAAAAGCAGCAGTACACGCTGCTGCCGAATGGGGCCCGCGTCGCGGGTCGCTACCTCTACGACGTGCGCGATCCGAAGAGCGGGCGGACGTCGACCTTCACGCAGGACGAGGTGTTCCATCTCCGCGGCGCCGGCGGCAAAGGGATCCTCGAGCATGCGCGCTCGAGCCTGGGGACGGCGCTGGCCACCGAGCAGTACGCGGCAGGGACCTTCGGCCGCGGGACGATGCACAGCGGGGTGATCGAAATCCCAGGCGTCCTCGATCCGGAGGCCTCGAAGCGGATGGCGGAGTCGTTTGTGACCGCCGCCGGCGACTGGCGCTTGCCGAAAGTCCTCGAGCAGGGGAGCACCTTCAAAGAAAGCACGATGTCGCCGGAAGACCTGCAGATGATCCTCAGCCGCAAGTACAGCGTGGACGACGTCGCGCGCTGGCTCGGGGTGCCGCGGCAGATGCTCGAGAACAGCGACCCCTCGTTTGGGAACGCCGAACAGTTCGACGACAACTTCATGACCTACACGATGGGGCCGTGGCTGAGCCTCTTCGAGTTTGCCGTGAACGGGCAACTGATTCTCGCGCGGCAGACGTACTACGCGGAATTCACCCGCGATGCGATCGCGCGGGGCAAGTTGATCGATCGCTGGAACGTGCACGTGGCCAGCGTCAACGCGGGGATCAAATCGGTCGACGAAGCCCGGCGCAAAGAAGGCCTCAACGCGCGCGGGGGGAAAGCCGACGAGCTGCGCGAGCCGCAGAACATCACCGGCAAACCGACGGCGGCGATTCCCTCGAGCCAACCGGCGAAGGGGAGCCAGGGCAGCGCAAAAGCCACCGCGATCGTCACGGCGGAAGCCGCGCGGATTCTCCGGACGGAATGCTCCTTCGTCCAAAAAGCCGCGGTCCGGCATGCCGCTGACGGGGACGCCTTCGCCGTGGCCGTCACCGAGTTCTACGCGTCGCATGCGGGGTTTGTGGCCCGAGTGCTCGTGCTCTCGCTGGCGGACGCGGATCGGTATTGCGCGGGCCAGGCAGCGCAGCTCGTCGCCGGCGACTGGCTCCACGCCCTCGAGGTGTGGCGCACGGACGACTATGCGGCAGGGCTCGCGGCCCTGGCGCTCGAGGAGGCGGCCTGATGCCTCAACCCAACATTCCCATCCTCGGCCAACCGTTCACGATCGTGGCGCTCTCAGTGCCCGTGAACGCGCAGGTGCGCTGTAACTGTGGCGGGGCCGAGACGGACGTCGCGATCCTGCTCAGCGTGCCGGCGGCGTGTCCGAGTTGTCGGAAGGTCTACTACGTGGCGATCAATCCCGCGACCCAGCAAGTCGAGGTGGCGATGTCGCTGCCTGAAGAAACCAAGGTGCCCTCATGAACTACGAACGAATCGCGCGCTACGTGGCGGACACGCTCTGGGCCATGCAGCCGACCAAGATCGCGGAGCTGCTCTCCGTGCTCGCGTTCCGCGCGGCGGGCCACGAATTCACCGCGGAGGAAATTCGGGCCCGCATTGGCGACGGCGGGGGCGGGGCCACCGCGACCACCAGCGGCGGCGCGGTCGCCGTCATTCCGATCGCTGGCGTGATCGCCCACCGCATGGGCGGGATGGACGAGAGTAGCGGCGGGACCTCGGCCGAACGCATCGGGAAGCTGCTCACGCAGATCGCGGCCGATCCCCAGATCGGCACGATCGTCTACGACCTCAACTCCCCGGGCGGCACGGTGCCCGGCATCCAGGAGCTCGCGGCACAGATGTTCGCGCTCCGCGGGGTCAAGAAACAAGTCGCGCAGGTCAACAGCCTGGCCGCGAGTGCTGCGTACTGGCTGGCGAGCCAGGCCGACGAGATCGTGTGCCTTCCGAGCGGGACCGCGGGGTCGATCGGGGTGTTCTCCGTGCACCAGGACCTCTCGAAAGCGCTCGAGAAGGAAGGCATCAACGTCACCCTCATCTCGGCGGGCAAATACAAAGTCGAGGGCCATCCGTTCGCCCCGTTGAGCGACGAAGCCAAAGCCGTGCTGCAGAGCCGGGTCGATGCGGCGTACGGGCAGTTCGTGAAGGACGTCGCGCGCGGCCGCGGGGTGTCGGTGGCCGATGTGCGGAACGGCTACGGGGAAGGGCGGGCGCTGCCGGCGAAAGAGGCCCTGGCGGCCGGCCTCATCGACCGGATCGCGACGATGGACCAGACGATCGGGCGCCTGGTCGGGAAATCCTCGAGCGCGCTGCGCGCCGAAGCGGACGAGGCCGAGCTCGCGGCCATCGCGGCCAAAACCGGCGAAGAGCACCTACGCGCGTTTCGACGGCAACTGCTGTAAACCGGGGAGCGTGTCACATGGGATTGTTTTACTTTCTCGGCCTCGTCGTGCTGGTCGTGCTGGCGTGTGCGGCGGCGCTGTGGGTGATCAACTACCTCGCGCCGGACCATCCGAAGGTCATCGACAAGGGGGTGTGGGTCCTGGCCGTCCTGATCCTGGTCCTCATTCTCGTGAACGCGATGGGGCTGTTCTCGCATGACGTGCCGATCCCCCGCGTGCGCGGATGAGTGATGAGCCGGCCCCTCCGCGCTGAAGCCCCGAGCGAGCGATTCTGTACCCGGCTGTCCCCGGCGGAGCGGGACCGCGTCCACCAGGCGGCGACCGTGAATCACCAGACGTCGAGCGAATTCGCGCGCGACGCCCTCGTGCTGGCGGCCGACGATTGCCTGGAAATGCCCCGCCGAATCGTTTCGTCTGACGAAACTCCCTGACGCCCTGATACTGATCGGGTAACGCGACTCCGTTGAGGCGCGTGTGGATCGAGACCCCGGCGCGAGATCTGCGCTGTCCGGCCTCTCGATGCACACGCGCCTTTTGTGTTTGAGGGCCGAATGAAAAACATCAAGCAGCTCCTGCAGGACGAGGCCGACACCAAAGCGGCAATCGCGAAAGCGAAGATTCCCATCGCGAAGCTGAAAAAGGAAGGCCGCGCGCTGAACGCCATCGAGGCCGCCACGCGCACGCCCGAGCAGGTCGCCCGGTTCACGGCGCTCTTCGTGGAGCTCGACGCGCAGGAAGACGCGCTCGCCGCCCTCGAAGAGACCCAAGGCGCGATCGCGGCCGACCTGGTCACCGCGCGCCGACTCCAGGACGACGAACGGCACGGGCTCCACGCTGATGCGATCGTGCCCGGCACCGACCACCCCGCGGAAGACAAGAAAGCCACCCTCGGCGAAGTCATGCAGGCGATGGCGTACCAGGCGCTCGGCGCCACCGGCCGCCGTGACCGCGCCGCGCAGATTCTGCCGACGGGCATTGCCGCCCACGTCGTGCTCGCGCTCGGCGGGCAAGAAGGCCTCCAGGCCGTCGCCTCCGGGGCCTCGTCGGGCAACCCCGAATCGGGCGGGCTCCTGGTCCGCAACGAGTGGAATACCTCGCTCCTCGACAAAGTGCAGGAAGAGGGGAAGCTCGCGCCGAAGTGCTTCCCGATGCCGATCGGCGAGGGCAATGACGGGGTCGAAGCGCCCTTCATCGACGAAACCTCGCGGGCGACCGGCTCGCGCTGGGGCGGCGTGCAGGTGTACCGGGGCGCCGAAGCGTCCACGATGACCGCCAGCCAGCCGAAGTTCGGCAAGTTCGAGCTCCGGCTCGAAGATCTGTTCGGGCTCTTCTACGCCACCGATCGCGTCCTGCGCGATGCGACGCTGCTCGAAGCGCTGGCGACGAAAGCGTTCACCTCGGAATTCGCCTTCAAGCTCGACGACGAGATCGTCCGCGGGACGGGCGCCGGCCAGTGTCTCGGCATCATCGGCAACGCGCCGACGGTGTCCGTGGCGAAGGAAAGCGGCCAGGGCGCGGCGACGATCAAGTTCGAAAACATCGTCAAGATGTACTCGGTGCTCCTCGCGCGCTGCATGTCAGGCGCCGCGTGGTATCTCAATCAGACCTGTCTCCCGCAGCTCTTCCAGATGTCCCTGTCGGTCGGGACGGGCGGGATCCCGGTCTATCTGCCGGCGAATGGGTTGTCCGCGGCGCCCTAC